ATATCATGTTACCAAATGGTGCGTGCTATTGGCGTTTGCCTATCTCAGCGTTTTTCCAAAAATCGTATGATAGAGCCGATGTGCCGAATATGCAGACGCACGAGCTGGAATTGTGGAACAGTTTTAGTTATTGGCCTAGTGTTACTTGCTTTGATTGGTTGGATGGTGTAGCAGGAAAATATCTTGGATTAGATAAAAAGTTTTATCATGGTAAATATCTATTCACAATTGATTGGGCACATCCTGACGTTAATATCTTGGATACGGAACATTCTGAAATACCTCAAGAACATAAGTGCGCACATATATTGGAACTTTCTAACGGTAACTATGCAGCTCAGCCTAATAATCGTATTTTGTGGCACATTAATAGTTATACTACTGATACATCTTGGCCAGACTACAAAGTTCAAACTACATATTGGGATGCAGAAGATAACAACATGGTTACAGAAGATAGCGATAAAATGTTTTATGAAATGAAAGAAAAATCAGTAAATGATTTATTAATGGATGGTTTTAAGGAAGAACAAGAAATGTTTGAAAAAGAAGAAAAAAATAAAAGAACTTACTCAAAATATAAGGAATATGCACACGATTTATCTTTTGAAAATGATGGTAATAAAAATGATTGATAAATTTTTCTATAATTTTTTTGGTGCACTAGACAAAGCTGCTTCTTGGATTGATAATATGTTTAAGAGTAAAAAAAAGAAAAAGAAATAATATGAGGTATAAATTAATGAACTATTACTTTACAGGTGCTTTGATTATAGCTTTTGTATTAATAGCTCTTTTTTTACAACCAGGGTATATACCTAGATGAGTAACAAACCATTAAACATCGGAGAAGAGGCACGTGTGCAGATGCCGATGAAAACGGTAGCTAGCCTGATCTTGCTAGTCGCAATGGGCGTTTTCGCTTATACGGAGCTAACTGCGAGGTTAGTATCGTTAGAAACATCACGTGAGTTGTTTCAAAATGACTTGCTTAAAAAAAGTGAACAAGTGCCCGTAGACCAAGAGCAAATATTTTTAATTGAGGATCTTTATAAATCTGTTGAGAAAATGGAACAGACTCAAGAAATGAATATGACTAACAAAGTTAATATAGAATTTTTAAGAGAACAGTTAGATAAAGCATTAGCTGATATTGAAGAATTAAAAGACAAAGTTAGAGCAAACGGAGGTCATTAATGGAGTTGATTATAGCTTTACTTATGATTGTCAACGGAGAGATTAAAGAACACAGAATCCAAGAGTCTATGTCGGATTGTTTAAAAGGTAAAAGAGTTGCAATGAGAACAAATAAAAATAATAATATTCAGTATCAGTGTATAAAGTCTATGGCTGAGTTAGAGTCGAATATCGATGGTAGTAAATCAATCAAAAAATTAATATTGGAGTAATAATGGAATTAACACGTAATTTTAGTTTACAAGAATTAATTAAATCAGATACAGCCATTAGGTTGGATATAAATAATAATCCAAACTCAGGTCAGATAGAAAAATTAAAAGCATTATGTGAAAATATACTGCAACCGGTACGTGACCATTTTGGCAGAGTAAAGGTAACGTCAGGGTTCCGTAGCGAGCAGCTTTGCCTAAAAATTGGCAGCTCAATCAACAGCCAACATGCAAAAGCTGAGGCGGCAGACTTCGAATGTATTGGTGTGGACAACGCTGAATTAGCTGATTGGATTCACAAAAACCTTCCATATGACCAGCTCATCCTCGAGTTCTACACTCCAGGTGAACCTAACAGCGGATGGATTCATTGTAGCTATACACCTGACCAACCAAGAAAACAGTTCTTGCATGCATATAAATCTGAGGGTAAAACAAAGTATAAACCAGTTATAGGAAAGGCAAAGGATTTAGCATGACAATAGGAAGATCGCAGATATCAAAACAAGTTGAGGGTAAACTACGTGGTGCAAGAGACGAAAAAGAAAAAAAGAAAAAAGTTAAACTTGCTATCAAACGTAAGAAAAATCCCCTAGCCAAGACATTTACTGCCTAGTCAAAAGATGTTATAATCTTGCATGACTAAATTATGTGCAAGAGGCAAATCAGCAGCTAAAAGAAAATTCAAAGTATACCCGTCAGCATACGCAAATGCATACGCAAGCAAAATATGTGCAGACAAAATTAAAGATCCATCAGGTACAAAAAGAAAAGATTGGGGACCAAAGAAAGCTAATAAAGGTTTAGCAGTCGAAACTCTTAAAAAAGATGTTCAGAAAATAATAGATAATTTTCCAAAAGAAAAAAAATATAATTATAAAAAACCAAAAAAGAAACCATATTCAATTAAAGAACCTTCTGATTCAATGAAAGTTGACACTACTACTAAACTCATGTGTGGAGGCGAGGTACGTGGAACGGGAGCAGCGATTAAGGGTAAAGGTTTTAAAGGCGTATTTTAATGAGTCTTAAAAAATGGTTTAACGAAAAATGGGTCGATATAGGATCACCTAAAAAAGGGGGAGGATACAAAGAATGTGGAAGAAAATCTGCAAGTGGATCAAAAAGAAAGTACCCCAAATGCGTGCCTGCTGCAAAAGCAAACCGAATGACAGAATCAGAAAAGCGTTCTGCTGTTGCAAGAAAGAGAGCAGCCGGTAATCCTGGAGGCAAACCAAATAACGTCAGCACCTTTACCAAGAAGTATTATGGTGGTATGATAGAAATCTAGGAGAACTATGGCACAGAAACTATCAGATAAATTAAAAGGACTATTTAAAAGAGCAGATACCTATCTTGGTAAAGCAATAGACAAAGTACCTAAAAGTAAAACGGCTATGATGAAAAGCATTGCTTCTGAATCTTTATTTAAAAAAGGTACTGTGAATAAACTTTCAAGTAAACTTCCAAGTGCAGCTAAATTTGCTAGTGCAACTAAAAAAGCCGGTAAGTTTGGAAAACTTAAAACTATAGGTAGAATTGCAAGTAGAGCCGCATTACCCGTTGCTGCAGGAGTTGAAACTGTTAGCCTAGCCTACAAACTTGCAACAAGAACTCCTGAACAAAAAGCAAAAACAAGAGCATTAAAAAGTAAATTGAGTAAAACAAGTACAAAAGATTATCATGCTGATTTGATGAAAATGAGTACAGGAGGAGATACAATGTTACAAAATCCAAAAAAAGCTGACTTAGATAAAGATGGCAAATTATCTGGTTACGAGAAAAAAAGAGCAAAAGCCATCGAATCAAATATGAAACAAAAACCTATTAAAGCTGCTTTAGGTATTGCTACCATGGGACTCCTTGGTGCTAAAATGTTAAGTGACAAAAAAAAGAAAAAAGCTATCAAAGCTGTTTCACCGGTTGCAATGTTAGCGGATGTTACTAAAGAAGAAAAAAATCAAGTTACTACAGGACAACAAAAAGCTAGAAAAGGTAAGATGATGAAAGCATCAACAGGGAAATTTACACAAGGTTATGGCGCAGCTAGAACTCAAGGTCAAGGCCTTCAAGATGAAAACTTAATACCAGGAAAGTCTTTGGATTATTACAAAGACTTAATGTAATGAATTATGGCTACGTCAGGAACTACATCATTCGATCTTCAGATCGATGACATTATTGAAGAAGCATACGAACGATGTGGTATGCGGACTAATAGTGGAAATGACCTACGTAGTGCAAGAAGAAGTTTAAATCTTTTATTTTCAGAATGGGGCAACAGAGGTATTCACCTTTGGAAAGTTAAATTAAATGAAAAAGCATTAGTTGCAGGAACTGCTACATACACTGTAGATACAGATGTAAACGATGTTCTTGAAGCATATATCTCTACAACAAATGCAGCAGGAAATACTTCATCAACAAATGATATCTCATTAACAAAAATTGACAGATCAGCTTATGCTGCACTTCCAAATAAATTACAAACAGGACAACCATCACAGTATTATGTTGATAGACAAACAACACCAACTATAAGTTTATATTTAGCTCCTGATGCAACAACGTACACAACATTAAAATTTTACACAATTAATAGAATTGAAGATGCAGGTGGTTTTACAAAAACAGCTGATGTCGCTTACAGATTTTTACCTTGTATGTGTTCTGGCCTTGCATATTATTTATCACAAAAAAGAGCACCAGATAGAATACAATTATTAAAACAATTATACGAGGATGAGTTAATTAGAGCACTTAATGAAGATGGTTCTAGAACTTCTGTTTACATTTCTCCTCAAACTTATTTAGGAGGCACCTCTTAATGAGTTACGCAACAGGAAAACATTCAAAAGCAATTTCAGATAGATCTGGACAAGCATTTCCTTATAAAGAGATGGTAAAAGAGTGGAATGGTTCTTTAGTTCACATATCAGAGTTTGAACCCAAACACCCACAATTAGATCCCCCTTATCATAAGGCAGATGCAGTAGCTTTACAAAATACAAGATCGATGAGATTTCAACAACCTACAACTGTTGCAGCAAATGATACAACTATTGCTGATTCTGGTGGTATAACAGTTGGTGTTGCAAATTTAACTTTACCAGGACAGTTTGGTTTTTTAAATCAAGGAACATCATCAATGATTCCTGCAGACCCATCATTACAAAATAGAAGAAGACAGATATCTATGCAAATTAATTCAGTAACTGTGAGTATTTCATAATGGCAATATCATATTCAGATTTTTTAACACAAGTTAGAAATTATACAGAAGTAGATGCAAACGTTTTAAGTGACACCATTATTGGTCAATTTATAAGAAATACAGAATTAAATGTTGCTGGCCAAGTTGATTATGATGACACGAGAAAATATGCAACTTCATCATTCACTGCAAATAAAAGATATTTAGTTACTCCTGCAGATTTTTTAGTTATTAGATCTCTACAAGTATTCGCTGATACTAGTATTACTAGTGCTAGAACTTTTTTAGAAAAAAGAGATACTAGTTTTATATCAGAGTATAACGGAAGCAACACAACTGGATTACCTAAATACTACGCAAATTGGGATGATGCTTCAATTGTTGTGGCTCCAACTCCAGATCAAGCTTATGCAGTACAGTTAAATTATGTCATTACTCCACCTAATTTTACTTCTACAAACAATACCTATTTATCTGAATACCAACAAGGATTGCTTTTAGATGGGGTTCTTACAGAGGCTTTTGCTTACCTCAAAGGTCCCATGGATATGTACAATCTATATAAAAGTAAGTATAATGAAAGTGTACAAAATTTTGCTCTCCAACAAATGGGGAGAAGAAGACGAGCAGAATACGATGATGGGGTACCAAGAGTTCAAGTACCTTCACCATCACCATAAAAAATTAAAGGAGAAATATTATGGCTATAACTACTAACGCAATTTGTAATTCTTTTAAAAAAGAATTACTTCAAGGAAAACACGACTTTGATACATCATCTGATACATATAAATTAGCAGTGTATACAAATTCAGCATCATTAGGTGCTTCAACAGAAAACTACACAACTTCAAATGAAGTATCATCATCTGGTTACACTGCAGGTGGTAAAGCACTTGTCAATCAAGGAGTTAAGGTATCTTCAGCAGTAGCAATTACTGACTTTGCTGATTTATCTTTTACAGGAGTTACATTAACAGCTAGAGGAGCGTTAATTTATAATACAACAACTGATGGTGGTTCAAACACTACTGATGCTGTTTGTGTTTTAGATTTTGGTGGAGATAAAACTGCAACTGCAGGAACATTTACAATTCAGTTTCCTGCATTTACAACTTCTGCTGCTATATTAAGATTAACATAAGGATTTAAATGGCCCTTGTTTTAAATGACAGAGTAAAAGAAACTAGTTCAACTACTGGTACAGGAACTTTAGATCTTGCTGGAGCAGTGCAAGATTTTGAGGGATTTGTTGCAGGTATTGGAAATACAAATGAAACTTATTATTCTATTGTTAATACAGGCACAGGTGAATTTGAAGTTGGAAGAGGTACTGTAACAGACGCTGCTACAGACACACTCTCAAGAGAGGAAGTTTTTTCCTCATCTAATTCTGATAATTTAGTTGATTTTTCAGCAGGGACTAAGGATGTATTTTGTACATTACCTGCATCTAAATCAGTTGTAAAAGATGCAAGTGATAATACTAATTTTGCAGATAACGAAAAAATACAATTAGGAACTGGAAACGATATTCAGCTATTTCACGATGGTTCTAATTCTTATTTTGACGGAGGAGATGTAGGAGCCTTTTATATAAGAGGAGGTTCTTCAGGACAAGGCCCTTTACAACTTACAGATTCTGCAGGTGGAAATAGATTTTTAGCTGGTAATCAAGGAGGAGCTACTGAAATTTACCACAACGCAACAAATGCCAAAAAATTAGAAACAATAGCAACAGGTATACAAACAACAGGTACTTTAAATGTAAATGGAGCGTATACGCTTCCAACTTCAGATGGATCAGCTGACCAAGTTCTTAAAACTGATGGTAGTGGTTCAGTAACTTTTGGTTCTGCAGGAGGAGCAAGTGAAGCTTTTGCAATTAAAATGGCAGTAGGATTATAGGAGAAATATGGCTCAAGATTTTGAAAGATATATACAAAGAAATGTAGGAACATCTGCAGCAACGGTGCATACTAGTAACTCAGATGATGCAATTATTTCTATTCGTTGTGCAAACACAACTACATCTACAATTAATGTAGATGTATTTATTAATGACGGATCAAATGATTATTACATAATTAAAAATTGTCCAATCGTATCAGGCGGTTCTTTAGAACTGATTGATGGAGGATCAAGAATAGTAATGAAATCAAGTGATGTTCTAAAAGTGCAGTCGGACACTGCTTCTAGTTTAGACGTTTGGGCTTCATTTATAGATGCAATTAGTACGTAGGAGGAATCATGGCTTATTTAGGAAACGCTCCGAAACAAAATTTAAATACCATGAACTCTCAACAGTTTAATGGTGATGGATCCACTGTCAATTTTACATTAAGTCAAAGTGTTGCTAACACTGCAGAAGCAGAAGTTTATGTTGGAAACGTTAGACAAGATCCATTTTCAGCTTACTCAATATCAGGTGGT